ATGGCACTGCGCCTGGTGGCAATTGGCTTCGTATGCCCTTCATGTCCATTGACCTGGGCGCCGAACAGCCGTTGATCCAATCCGATGTGCTTTCGGTCGGCAATAGCCGCGATTCCGCCGCGCCGTTCCAGGATACCGTGACGGTTCAGGGTAACGCGGTGGTGCCGATTGATGTGATCAATATCGGTCATTGGCTGCGCATGCTGTTCGGTGCGCCTACCACCACGGGCACTAACCCCAATTTCATCCACACCTTCGGCACGGGCGCGGCCACCTTGCCTTCCCAGGCCATTGAAATCGCGCATCCTGATGTGCCGAGCTTTGAAGTTTGCGTTGGCGCCCGCGCAGGCAGCCTGGATATTGATTTCAGCCCGACTGGCGCCGCGCAGGCCACCATCGGCCTGATGGCGCAGGGCAGCAGCCGCGCGGGCACTACCGCCGCCGGCACGCCAACCAGCGCGGCTTATACGCGGTTCAGCAAGCACCAAGGCAGCATCAGCCGGGGTGGTTCGGCACTGGCGCAGGTGACTGGCGCGCGGTTGAATTTCAACAACAACATGGAAATGGTCCGCACCATCCGTGCCGATCGGAAACTGGAAGGGATTGACCCGGGCGTTTCCGTGATTACCGGCCAGATCACCACGCGTTTCGAAAACACCACGCTGTTGACCCAGGCCGATAATGGCAGCAGCGCGGAATTTGCCTTCGCGTACACGATTGACGCGAACACCAGCCTGACCTTCACGGTGCACGAAGCTTATTTGTCACTGGCCAAAACGCCCATCCAGGGCCCGGCGGGTGTGGAGGCCACTTTTGATTTCCGTGGCGCCTTCAATACGGCGGCCACCCGCGCCATGACAGCGGTGCTGCGGAACAACCAGGCGGGCACCGTTTATGCTTAAGCTGGACCTGCCGCTTGAACCCTATTGGGCTGATCTGCCGCAAGGGGTGCGGGTGAAGATCAAGCCCGTCACCACGGCACTGGTATCTGCCGCGCAGCACCGCGCGGCGCGGCAGGGGCGTGAAGCCGCTGAAGCTGCAGGTGGCGTGCTGGACCCGGATATGTCGCGCGGCCTGGCCTTCATGTTGATGGTGCAGGCGCTGGCGCGCTTTGCCGTGACGGAATGGGAAGGCGTGGCCGGCGCGGATGGCGCGCCATTGCCTGTCAGCCCGGAAGCGCTGAATCGGCTGATGGAAATTGAAAGCATGGCCGGCGCGTTTTGGGATGCGGCCATCAGGCCGATCCAGATGGTGAGTGCTGAGGGAAACGCCTAAAGGCCCGCGCCGAATGGCACTTTGGTGCCGGGCCTGAATACTGCCGTGGCTGCGCCGCGGTGGAAGCGCAGTGCGGGCATAAATGCCCGTATGACGCGCACGCGCCTGAAAGCGCGGAAGGCTACACAGCCTGGAATGCGGCTACGGCCTGCATCCAGGCGGATATGAATGGCATTTCAATGGATATGCCTGCCGCGCTTTCGCTGATGCGCGAAGGTGATGTTTCCGGCTGGGCCGCCGCGCAACTGTTGGTGGCGATCCGCGCCGGCATGATGATGGCTTCAAACGCGAAGGAGGTGACAAATGGCTGACACGCAGCACCGCGTTGCCATTCGCATGGCCATGGATGGCGCGCTGGAAGTCAAGCAGGGCCTGCGCGATGTGGGTGAGGTCGGCAACCGCGAAATGGGCAAGCTGGCCCAGGGTGCGCAGGTGGCGCAGCGCGCGTTTTCCTTGCTGGGGCCGGTGCTGGCGGGGATTTCGGTTGGCGCGCTGGCGAATTTTGCGAAGAATGCGGTTGATACTGTCGGCGGACTTGGTGAATTGGCTGATGCGGCCGGTGTATCCACTGATGCCCTGCAGGCCCTTGGCCTGGCTGCCACGCAAACCGGGTTGAATGGCGAAGAATTGCAGCGCGCCCTTGCGGCGCTGACGCGTAAAATTGCAGACGCCGCCACGGGTGAACAAACAGCCGCGACCGCCTTCCAGCGCTTGGGCATTGCGTTCCAGGATGCCGCCGGCAATGCCCGCCCCACGGAAGCGGTGCTGACGGATCTGGCTGACAAACTGCAGGGGATAGAAAACCCGGCGGAACGTGCGGCTGCGGCAACGGCCATGTTCGGGGACCGCATCGGGCAGCGCATGATCCCGTTGCTGGCGCAAGGCCGTGAAGGCTTGATTGCCATGACGGCGGAGGCGCTGCGTTTTGGCGCGATTGCCAGCCCGGAATTGATCGCCAAGGCGGATGAAGCGGCGGATAAGGTGGCCGCGCTTACTGCAAGTTTTACGGCCTTCGCCAATAACATGCTGGCCAATGTGGCGCCCGCGATCTCATCTGTGATTGATGGTCTTAATCGTCTGATCTTCGGCATGACGATTGCTGAACGGCGCGCGCAATTGGAGGGCGCGCTTTCAGCTTCTGAACGGCGCATTGAGGCTTTGCAGAATGGTTCTACCGGGCTTGCGCCTGGCCGGCGTAATTCAATTCGCCCTGGGTTGGTGGGTGCAGCGCAAGGGCAGACCGGCGAAACAGTTGAAAGCCTTCTGGCCGAAGAACGGCAGCGGTTAGCGGAAATCCAGCGCGAAATTGAAGCCCTGAACCAGCAAGAAGAAAGGCTGCGACAGCGCGCTGAGGCAATTCTGAACCCCGAATCGCGGGGCGGTGCGCGGGCAATGACGCCCACTACGGTCACCGCTGCAGCGCCCCGTGCGGCAGCGGGCCGCGACCCCTGGACCGAAACGCTGCGCGAACAGCAAAGCCTGCTGCGCGCCAATGAAACGGCGTATGAACGGTATCAGCGCCAGCTTGAAGAATTGGCGGAACTTCAAGACCGGCTGACTGAGGCGGAACAGCGCGGGGTTGAAGTGAATGGCGTGCGGGTGCGCGCGCTGAGCACGGAAGAATTGGCGCGCGCCACGGAACGCTTTGCCACTGAACTTCAGCGCGCGGAACGCCAGACCGAACGCACGGACCTAATGGGCCGGCAGATGGGCATGAGCTTCAGCAGCGCGTTTGAAGACGCCATTCTGAAGGGCAAGCGGTTTTCAGACATTCTGAAGGCGTTGGAACAAGATATTGCGCGCATCATTTTGCGCACCGCAGTAACTGGGCCGGCAGGGGAAGCGATTGCGGGCGCTGTTTCGTCTGGTGTCAGGTCTTTTGCCGGTTCCTTTACTTCCGGTGGTGGCGTTGCAACTTCTTCGCCTGGTGTGCCGGCTTCCGCGTCTGGCCCGCTATATTCAGCCAACGGCAACGCCTTCGCCGGTGGCCATCTAATCCCCTTCGCGAATGGCGGTGTGGTTTCTTCCCCCACCATGTTCCCCATGGCGCAGGGTATGGGCTTGATGGGCGAGGCTGGGCCGGAAGCCATTATGCCGCTGCAGCGCGGCGTGGATGGGAAGCTTGGCGTGCGCGCCCAGGGCGGCGGGCAGGATGCTGTGGTGATCAACCAAAGCATCACTATTGATGCGCGCGGCGCAGATCCGGCTGTGGATCAGAAAATCCGCTTGGCTATCGCCATAGCAACAGAGCAAGCCCAGGCGGCGTTTCTGGAAAAAATCAACCGGGGCGGCAATGTCGCTAAAGCGGTGGGGCGCCGATGATCAAGCTGATTGATCTGGATTTCCTTTCGGCTACGCCGTCCAGCATGGCGGATTGGTCCGCGCCGCGTGGTGGCGCTGGCGGCACGGGGGAAGCAACCTATTTCGACGCGGCGGGCAATCTGCAAGTTGCCGCTGCTGGCCAGTGGCGCGACACGCATGACCCGGTGACGTTGGCGCGCTTGGGCAGGCTGCTGGAGCCGGGGCGCACGAATTACTACTGGAACTCACGTGCTGAAGCCGCTGTTGCGGGGACGCCCGGCACCATTCCTTTTCGCTGGAGTGGTTCTTTTGGCCACGGCGCCAATGGATTGACGCGCGAAATCATTGGCAATTTCACGGTCGATAATATCCCGGTGGTGCGGGTTAGGATTTACGGCACCACTACTAACGCAGGTTTTGCGCGGCTGAGCTTTTCGAATTCACTACTCCATGTGCCGCCGGTAACCCTGGGTGAAGCGGTCACCAGCAGCGTTTATGTGCGCTTAGTGTCCGGAAATTTTGCCAATTTCACATGGCGCACGCTGACCTATGGGGCGGATTCTGTTGGTGTCTTTGTCGGCGCCGCTGGGCAAATTCAAACCAATTTCACGCCAACAAATGCGCCAATTCGCCAGCAGCGAGCGGTTGCGACATACGCGGTAGCCAATGCTTCTGTTGCTTATGTCGCAATGGGATTGGATTATGTGTATGCCTCCGGCGTCACGGTGGATTTCACCGTGGATATCGCCCTGCCGCAAATTGAAAAAGGAACCTTTGCCACTTCGCCAATGCTGAACCCGGTTGGCGTAACCACAGGCGCCACCACGCGCGCTGCAGATGATAGTGCCATCACCATCAGCGCGTTATCCGCGGCCAGCCTTTATGTGGAAGAACGCACAATAGCCAAGGCGGCTTCCGGTGCTTTGGGGGGTGTGCAGGCAGATGATGGCACGGCCAATAACCGGCTGGCCATCACGGCCATTGGCGGCACGGGCTATGCCCCTGCCATTACTGGCGGCGGGGCGGGCATTGCCAGTTTCAGTACGGCGGCCATTACGGATGGCGCGGTGGATCGCGCCGCGATTTCCTATGCCCCCAACGCCATGGCGGCAGCGCTGGATGGCGCCAGCCTGGGCACTGATACATCAGGTACGCTGGCCGCCAATATCAGCCGCGTGGCGCTGACCGCTGGTGAACGTGTGGTGCATTTGCGCGCGCTGCGGCTTTACACAACCGCGCTGACGCTGGCGCAGGTGCAAGCCTTAACGCTGGATGGCGCGGAACCCATTGCGGTTGGTATTGGTCTGCCGGCCATTCGCCGCCCGGCAGAAGCGGCGGAACGCCTGGTGGGCCTGACGCAAACGCATCAATCGCCGTTCGATGGCTCCTTGCAAACCCTGGAAATGCCCGGGGCGCGCTGGGAATTAACCGCAACCTGGCCAACGCTTGGCCCGGATGATCGGCGCGTGATGGCGGCCTTCTTGGCCAGCCTGCGCGGCAAGGCGGGGCGTTTCCTGTTTAGCCCCGCGCAATGGTCTCCGCGCCGCGCTTCAGGTGGCGGTAGCCCCGTGATCAATGGGGATTTTCAAACCGGCACCACGCTTTCCACGCGGGGGTGGACTGCGCTTGGCCAGGCCATGCGTGCGGGGGATTGGCTTTCCTTTGTGGATACGCGCGGCCGGCGCCGCCTGCACCTGGTGCTGGCGGATGTCAGCGCCGATGCCGGTGGCATTGCGGCCCTGCAGATCAGCCCGCCAATCCGGCGTGCTGGCGCTGATGGTGCGGCGGTAGAAATCACCGCGCCGTCTGGCATTTTCATGCTGCCCCAGGATGAGGCGCCGCAATTGAATATTCGCGCGCCGTCCCTTGGCCAGGTCACCATCACCATGCAGGAAGCCTTGGTATGACGCGCGGGCTTTCGGCCATTCAGCTTGCCGCCGCTGCTGATGAACAGGTGGCGCGCACAGTGGCGGTTGAATTGGATTTCCCTGATGGCTTCGCGCGCTACCACGGCGGCCATGATGCCATTGTAATCAACGGCAATGAATTTCTTGGCGTGGGGAATTTGGGTGGCATCAGCGTGGCTGAAGAAAGCGCGGAATTGCGCGCTTATGGCATGGTGCTGAAGCTGGCCGGCGTGCCGCGTGACAATGTGGCCTATGCCCTGGGCCAGGCGTATCAGGGCAGGCCTGGTACGGTGTGGGAAGTGCAGTTGGACCCCACAACCTGGCAGGTATTGGGCGCGCTGGTGGTGTTCCGTGGCCGGATGGACCAAATGGATATTTCCATCGGTCAGCAGGCGGTGGTGACAGTGAAGTTGGAAAACCGCCTGGCCGATTGGGACCGCCCACGTATTCTGCGCTTTACGGATGATGAACAGCGCCGGCGAGATCCGAATGATGGCAGCTTTCGCTTTTTGCCGGCCACCACGGAAAAGGAAATTATCTGGCCGGCGCGGAGCTTCACGGGATGATGCGCGCGCCCCGCCTGCCGGATTGGCCAGAACGCCTGGCCGCCTTCATTGAAGCCCGGCGTGATCTGCCGTTTGAATGGGCGGATAATGATTGTTGCGTGCTGGCGGCTGATGCTGTGCTGGCCATGACCGGCCGGGATTTTCTGGCGGGCTTCCGGGGCCGTTACGCCACAGAGGCGGAAGCTGAAGCGCTGATGGGGCCGGGCGGGCTGGAAGCCTTTCTGCCGCGTGTCATGGCGGCGTTTGGCGCGCCTGGCGTGGTGCCGGCAGAAGCGCAGCGCGGTGATGTGGCCTTGATTGGGTTGGAAAATCAATTGGTGTGCGGTGTGGTGACCGGCCCGCATATCGCCGCCCCCGGCGCGCGCGGCCTGGCCTTTGTGCCCCTGCGCCGCGCAACCATGGCTTGGGGGGTGTAGGCGGTGGGGCGCGTTATTGTTTCCATTGTGGCGGCGGCTGCGGCTGCTGTTACTTTCGTTGTTTTGACGCCGATTATTGGCCCAGTGGGCGCCGCAATCGTTGCTTCATTGGTTGGGTCAGCGATTGCTTATGGCGGCAACGCTATTGTTGATAGTATCGAGGGCAAGCCACAGCGCCGGACTTTGGCGCAGGATGCGTCGGATGCCAGGCGTATTGTCCGCGGCGCTTCCGAACCGCGCCGCATTGTCTATGGCCGCGCCCGTATTTCCGGCCCGCTGATCTATGCTTCCAGCTATGGCAGCCAGAAGGAATGGCTGCAGCTAGTGGTGGCCTTGGCGGATCAGCCGCTGCAAAGCATTGATGCTGTTTGGCTTGGTGAAACGCGCATCCCGGTTTCAGACATTGCCGCCAATGGTCTGGTGACGGCTGGGCGCTTTGCTGCCACGTATCGCAAACAAACCTTTGCGGAGAAAGCGCGCGCCATAGCCGAAGGGCGCGACCCACTTGCGCCCATATTGACCGGCGGCGTTTACATCAAGCGCTATCTGGGCACGCAAACCACCGCCGATCCAGATTTGGTTGCCAATAGCCCGGATGGCTGGACGGCAAGTGATAAGCTGACTGGCGTGGCGTATCTGTATGTGCGGATGCGCTTCAATGCCGATTGGTTCCCCTACGGCATCCCGAATGTTTCCGCCGAAGTCACCGGCAAGGCGCAAATACTGGACCCGCGCACGAATACCACGGCCTATTCCAATAATTGGGCGCTTTGTGTGCTGGATTATCTGAAGGCGGAATACGGCCTGGCCGCCGCCGATGATGAGATTGACCTGGCCAGTTTTATCAGCGCCGCCAATCTTTCCGATGAAGCGGTGCCCCTGAACCAGGCCGGCACTGAAACGCAAAAGCGCTACACCATTGATGGCAGCTTCACCCTGGACCAGGCGCCCATCAGCATCATTGAACGCATGTTGGCGCCTGGTGGTGGCGCGCTGATTTATGTGGCTGGCAAGTACCGGCTGTACGGCGGCGCCTATACCGCGCCAGCCATTACGCTGACCACATCTGACCTGGCTTCGGATTTTGAGGTAACAACCAAGCCGCCGCGGCGCGATTTGTTCAATTCCGTGCGGGGTAATTTCATTGATCCGGCGCGGTTTTGGCAATCTTCTGAATTCACGCCAGTGAAATCCGCCGCGCTGATTGCGGAAGATGGGGAAGAAATCTGGCGGGAATTGGAATTGCCCTTTGTGCTGGACAGCACGCGGGCCCAGCGTATTGCCAAGCAGCTTTTATTGCGGGCGCGGCAATCCGTAACCTTCCGCGCCAGTTTCCGCTACGCCAGCCTGGACCTTTCCGTGTGGCAGGTTGTGGCCTTGACCATCCCGGAATTGGGCTGGGCCGCTAAGCCCTTCCGTATCATGGCCTGGACCTTCAGCCCGGAAAACGGGCTGATCACCCTTTCCATGCAGGAAGAACAGGTGTCTTCTTATGCCTGGACCTATGATGAAGCGGCCAGCGTGCCGGATGTGCCAGACACCACGCTGATCAGCCCCTTTGATGTGCCGGCGCCAAAAGGGTTGGGCGCCACTGAATCGCTGTATGTCACGCGCGATGGTGCGGGCGTGCGCACTGCAGTTGCGCTGGAATGGTTGGAACCGGAAAACCCCTTCGTTACCGGCTATGAAATCCAAATGTCGCCGGAAGGGCTGGAAGATTGGCGCCGTGTGGCGACCCCGCAAACCCCGCCTGGCCAAGTGTTGGATCTTGCCGCGGGCAGTTATGATTTCCGGGTGCGGGCAGTAACCAATTCAAGCCAGGGGCAATGGGCCACGCTGCGCTATTCCGTGGGGGGCTTGGCCGCGCAGCCGCCAGCGGCGGTGACTGGCTTGAACCTGCAGGCCATTGGCGGCTTTGCCTGGTTAGGGTGGGATAGGCACCCGGAACTGGATGTGCGGGTTGGTGGCCGGTTTGAAATTCGCCACACCCCCAGCACCAGCAGCCCAACATGGGCCGGTGCCACCAGCCTTGGCCCGGCGCTGACGGGGGAAGCAACCTTTGCCCCGGTGCCGTTGCGTGCCGGCACTTACTTTGTCCGCGCCGTGGATGCCGGCGGCGTTTATGGCGCTGCTGCATCCATTCAATCTGGCCAGGCCACAGCGCTGCCCTTCGCTAATGTCAGTAGCGTGCAGGAAGATGCGGGTTTTGCCGGCACTAAAACCAATGTGCTGGCCGCCGCTGGTGTGCTGAAACTGGACACTGAAGGCAATTGGGATGCGGCCGCATCCGTGGATGCTATCCCGAATGTGGATAATATGGGCCTGGTTAAGGCCAGCGGCAGTTATGTATTTGCGGGTGGGCTGGATTTGGCGGTGGTGAAGCCCATTAGGCTAACCGCACATTTATTGGCCAGCGTGGCAAGCTTCGGCACAAGCTGGGATCAGCGCGTTTCCATGTTGGATGACTGGGGCGCGATTGATGATGTGTTTGGCGGTGAAGCTGATGCCTGGGTGGAAGTGCGCCGCACGAACGATAACCCGGCGGGCACGCCCATTTGGTCCGGCTGGCAGCGTTTGGACAGTGCGGAATTCAACGCGCGCGCGTTTCAATTCCGCGCGCAGCTTCGTTCCTTTCAACCTGAATTCAACATCGAAGTCACGCAATTGCGCGTGGCGGCGGATGAGGTGGTTTAATGTCACAGCATGATTTGGTGATTGACAATGCTTCCGGCGCGGCGGTGCGGGCGGATATGAATAATGCGCTGGCCGCCCTGGGTAGCACCATGAAGGGGCCAAATGCGCCCCCGGCGCCCACGGCCGGCATGATGTGGTGGGATGATGATACGCCCAGCGCCACGATCTGGACGCTAAAGGCCTATGACGGTGCGGATTGGGCAGAGCTGGGCCGGCTGAATGTGACCACCAATATTTTTACGCCGGCGGTTGGCAATGTTGCCTGGGCTGATGTTGCTTCTGCGGCCACCACTGATTTAAGCGCGACTTCAAGTAATGTGCGGATTACTGGCACCACAACCATCACCAGTTTCGGCACGGCGGATAGTGGGATTTTGCGGTTCATCCGCTTTGCTGCGGCGCTGACGCTGACGCATAACGCCACCAGCCTGATACTGCCTGGCGCGGCGAATATCACCACGGCTGCGGGTGATACGGCGGTGGCCGCGTCGCTGGGTTCTGGCAATTGGGTAGTGGTGAATTTTACGCGCGCCGCGGCGGGTTATGCGGGCAACATCCTGTTGGCCAACCCGGTAGCCGCCGCAAATATCGGGATCAATCGTGCCACCGCGCTGGCATCGACAAGCGGCACGTCAATTGATTTTACTGGCATACCGGCAGGGGTGCGGCGTGTGGCGCTTTTGTTTGATGATGTCAGTGTGAGCGGGGCGGCGCGCGTGCTTGTTCGGCTTGGTGCGAGTTCCATTCAGACAACGGGATATTTAGGAGGATCAGGGGCAATTTTTTCAGGAGGGTCAAATGCAATTTCAAACACGACTGGTTTTATTATTGAATTGGCCAATGCAAATTCTTTTCGTATGGGGGTAATGCAATTTTTAAACATTACAGGAAATAAATGGGTTCAGTCACATTCAATTGGCGATAGCGCTGGCAGCGCCGCTCACGGTGGTGGCGTTGTTACGTTGAGTGGGGCCTTGGATCGGCTTCGCATAACCACGGATGGTGCAGACACATTCGATAACGGCAGCGTAAATATTATTTGGGAGTTTTGAAGATGATGCGGATTGAAGTGAATGTCATAACCGGCGAACGGAAAGAGTTTGAATTGACGCCGGAGGAAATTGCGGATCTGCCACCGCCCCCGCCGCCGGCTGTTCCGCGCGAAGTCACCAATTTCCAGGCGCGCGCCCTGCTGAAGAATATGCCGGGCAGTGCGGAAGGGCGTAGCCTGTTTGATGATGTGGATGACACCCTGCGCGCCATGGGGGGCATCCCTTGGCAGGCTTGGGAATACACCACCACTTTCCCGCGCCATTCCGCCTTAATCGCGGCTATTGCGGCGCAGCTTTCGTTAAGCGATGAACAGATTGACCAGATGTTCATCGCGGCATCGGCGATTAGCGTTTGATGAAAACGCTGCGCCTGATCCTTGCCGAGCTCAACACGCCAAGCGCGCAACGTGACCAATGGTTTCTGTGGTGCGCCGGGCAAATGGCGCACGCCATGATCGGTGCGGTATTGGCGGGCGGCTTGCTGTTCGCGCTGGCGCCTGGCTGGGCTTTTGCTGCGGCGGCGCTTGGCTATGCGCTGGCAAAAGAAGTGCCGGATTTCTGCCGCGCGCCCGGCTGGGGCACCGCGCGGGATTGCGTACAGGATGCACTTTTTGTTGCCCTTGGCGCCGCATTGGTGGTGGCCGCCGCTGAAGGCTTGGCGCTGCTGTTCATCGCAGTGTTAGTGGCTGGCGTGATTGGCCTTGGCTGGGGCGCTGCGCTTCGGTTGCGGCAGGCCGCGCGGCCCTGACTTTCTGCTTCATCAGTTGAACCAGGCGCCGCCCGGCAGGGTTGGCGTCTTTTTTGTGCAAGGAACCCGCAATGGCCACCTTCAATAAGTTCAATTCTTTCGTCGAACACCTGGCGGAAGGCGTGCACAACCTTGGCGCGGATACGCTGAAGGTCATGCTGACCAATACCGCGCCAGTGGCGACCAATAGCGTGAAGGCGAATTTGACCGAGATTGCGGCCGGCAATGGCTACACGGCCGGCGGCACCGCTGCCAGCATCACTTCATCCGGGCAAACCAGCGGCACATATAAATTAGTGCTGGGCGATGTGGTGATTACGGCCAGCGGTGGCAGCATCGGCCCGTTCCGTTATGCGGTGCTGTATAACGACACGCCCACATCCCCCGCCGATCCGCTGATTGGGTATTGGGATTACGGATCTGCCCTGACGCTGGCCAATGGCGAAAGCATCACCTGGGATGCTGATTCAACCAATGGCGTTCTGACGCTGGCTTGAAGGATCGTCATTAAATGATCCTCCTTACCTCCACCTCCGATAAAATCCGCCTTGTCACGGATACGGCGGGGGATATTCGCGTTCAGGCGTCCTATGTGGATTTGTCGGGAACCACGGTTACGCCGGGGCGGCTGAATACCGCGATTTCCACCGCGACAACCACGGATGTTGTTTTATCTCCCGCGTCATCCACGCAGCGGAACGTGAAATTCCTCAGCATTTTTAACGACAGCGCAAGCGCAGCGAACAAGATAACCGTGCTGCATACTGACGGCACGACTGCGGTGGACCTTTACCAAGTTTCGCTGCCCGCACAGTCTGGCGTTGTGTATCTGGATGGGCAGGGCTGGACGCTGTACGGCAACACGCGCCCGACCAATATCCAGACGTTCAGCGCAAACGGAACATGGAACAAACCGACCAATTTTACACCGAAGGTAGTGCTGGTTCGCATCTGGGGCGCAGGCGGCGGAGGCGGCGGCGGGGCTTCGCTTTCTACATCGGTTGTCACCAAAGGCGGTGCTGGCGGGGGTGGCGGATGCCGCGTTGAGTTTATCTTCACTGCTGATGCGCTGACCAATTCCGTATCTGTCACCATTGGCGCTGGCGGTTCTGCTGGTGCGGCTGGCGCGGCGGGCGGTGCTGGTGGCAACGGCGGCGCGGGTGGCAACACGACCTTCGGTAGTTATCTGACCGCGTATGGCGGCGGCGGCGGCGCGGGTGGCCAGGCATCGGCGGGGGCTACGGGCGGCGGTGGGGGCGGCGGATGCCACGCTGCGGGCGGTTCTGGTTCTGGTGGTACGGTTGGCACTGGCGGGCTACCAACGGGCGGTGGACCGGGCATTGGTGGTCAAGGCATTACCGGC